TTCCGCCTCCAAACGCTGCAACGCAGCATCAGGTTCTACGCCTGACACCTTTGCTGAAAAGCAACCCGATGCCCGGGTGGTGAAATTGGTAGACACAAGGGATTTAAAATCCCTCGCTGGTAACAGCGTGCCGGTTCAAGTCCGGCCCCGGGCACCAATCAAAAAACCTTTAAAAACAACGCTTTAAAACTTTAAAGGTCAGTCGTTTAATTCTTTGTGACCAACCTTTCCTAACAACTTTCCTAACGCTTTTTTGCTATAATCACCTTTTTAGGCTAGGAACAACTTTCACTTTCCTATCGTAAGTATTAACTTGTCGCTCTGTTTTATGGCCAGAGAAGATCTGTTTCTCTTTCGTGCTACCTTCATAATCACTGATAGACTTCGCTTTCAAATCATGGAACGTGAAATCTAACGCCATGTTGGTTTTTGCTCGAGCTGCTTCACGCGCATCCATCCAACCCTGATCGAAACCTCGACCTGTGTAACACTTCCCGTTAGCCTGGCAGATAACCCAGCGGCTAATAATATTTCCCGTTCTCAGCGATTTGGCTAACTCAATAGCTTTTCTAAGGCGTGGGGTCCATTCCTTAATTTGCTTTACATTGGTCTTGCCTTGCTGAATGAAAATACCTTCATCGCGTATTTGGTCCCACGTCATTGATAGAACATCACCTTTACGCGCCGCGCACAAATAGCTTATCTCCATTGCTGCTTGCACGTGGGGTGGGGCGTTTTCAAATACTGCTTTGTATTCCCAGTCTTCAACGTATCTATCTCTGGCAGTTTCTTTAAACTGTTTAACGCCTTTGCATGGGTTCTGTTTAACTAGGCCGCGTTCGTAAGCCCAACGGTAGCAACGAGAAAGAAAAGCCTTTTCACGGTTGGCTTGTGTCTTCGATTTAGCACCACGCTTATCCATATAAGCGCGAACGTGACGAGGCTCTAAGTTATCGGGGTGAACTTTACCAAATACCGATAAAACCTTACGGCTATACTTGCGGTAATCAGCTTGCGTAGTTTTCGATAAATCAGAGAAATCAGCGCTTTCAAAAAAGTCGCTTACCAAACCTGAAAGGTTCTCTTTAGCTTCAAGCGCCTGAACTGCATCTTCGTGGGCTTTTAATACCTCCCAGTTCTTTGCATCGAGTTTGCAAAGCCTAATAGCACCACCCCCTTTAGGGTGATACTCATAAGCTGATTTACCTCTGTATACACGCGGCGGCATCCATGCGTCTTTACGGCTTTTCCTTCTGGTCATGCTGCTTCCCAATTAATTAGCGAATCTGTACCAGACTGTTTATCAACCATAGGGTTGTGAACGTGGTGCCAGCACACTTTTATTTTTCCATCTGTGCGTTCAACAAAGTATATTCGATTCTTTGTTAAGATCTCTTTTTGCTTACTCACTTGTTTAGCGCCAGTAAGTTCTTCAATTTCTTGATCGGAAAGAAAGTCATTCACTTAATTACCCTCAACACACACAAGTTTGAACATACCTCGTAGGACTTCTCCTTCACATTCAATGTACACATTTATACTGTGATAGGAACTAGCAAGGCAAATGATGAGAACTACGAGATAGAAGATCACTCGAAGTTTTGACATAGACTTAAAGTGGCTTAATTTCACGCTGCTTCCCCCTTCAATACACTTTCAAGATAGACGATTCGCTCAATGTCATCGCGGCTTCGTTCGTGACTTTGGGCGTTGCAGTAAGCTTCATTGCTGATGAGGTTTGAGTGAGTACCGTCTTCCATAATCCAGCGGTAGAAGCCATCTGAAATATAAATACCAGTCCAGCCTTCAGGCCCATTAGCTAAGATCTCTTGGTTAGTCATTGATTAGCTCCTTTGAATTCTTGTCATTTCGCCACACTTTTCACACTTGCAACGATTTTTGTTTATGGCTTTTTCTGCTTGCTTATTAAGGAATTCAAGCCTGTCAGCCGCTCGATTTTCTCTACCGCAAAGTTGCTCTAAAACCCACATTGGATTAAGTTTTTCGCCACATATACCGCACTCAACAACACTTAATCTTGGGTCAACTATGTATCTGTTATGGCGGCATTTGAAGCTTTGATGGCGAACTAAAACAGACTCACTCACGCCGCATCCTCCAACTGGTTATTTTCCCACGTAGATAGATATTCAAACGCACCTAGCTTGGTGTAAATCTTATCTAGTGTTTCAATTTCTAAATCTACTTTGTCACCGATGGCGGGAACGGCTACCCATGCCAGCGTAATAACGTGTAGGTTATTCTGCTTTGCTAAAAACGCTTTGTGGTGCGTGTTTAGAAAGTCGTTAAGTCTTGGGTCAGACTGGCGATAAGCTGACTCACAATGAACCGTTTCGCTAACGATGTACTCTTTGCCGTTTTGGTCACGACATACTACTGAGCACTCGAAATACCATTTCCACGGAAGGCCAGCGATAAGTTCAGCGACTTGCTGAGAAACCTTAACTTCATTGCACGATTTGTAATTCATTACCGTGCAATACTTTGCTTCGCCTAGCACCATAGCTATACAAAGGTTTTTAAGCGCAGTACGGGCAATCATCTGCTTGCGCTTGATTGGGGTGTTTGCTTTGCGTTTAGTCATTGGATTTCCCCACTAGCGGCACCGTCATCGGTGCAAAATTCGATTTGCTGATGATTTCATTACAGATAAAAAGCTTTTGCTTTAGCGCTTCGTTCTCAACTGCAAGGTCGTTGTGGTTGTCTTGTAACCACTCCGCTATTGCTTGTCTAGCCGCAGCTATCTCGTCTTTGTTGTAGCCGCTCAATACTGTCAAATCACCGGTATAACTACCTGATGACTTATAGCCAGCGCTTTTTAGCTTATTTACCAAGCTATCGACCATTTGACTAAACATCACTCTTGCTCCTTGCGTAGCTTCTTCACCACTTCTAATGCCTTTAATGCTTGGCTTTTTTGACGCTTGTAATTAGCCTCCATCGCATCTAAGTGAGAAGTAAAAAACTTTTTAGAGAATTCTTCTTGAGGAGTCATATCAAAGATATGCTTTATTGCTGAACAAGTAACCTTAAAGCAACATAAGTACCAATACCCACTTCTATACGTTACAACCTCGTATCCTTTGAGGTCTTCAATAGAGTAATAAATCTCACCTTCTTTCAGATTAAGCATAATCCCATAACCTCATCCAAGTCTGATAGTCGGCTTCAGTAAGATGTTCCTCTCGCTCGGCTTTCTGGCGCTCATGTTGAGCTAAATCGCTCTTATGCTCAGAGCAAGCGAACTTATCGGCAAAACCATTTTCACGATAAACAGCTCTAGTCGTTTTAGGTGCACAGAACGAACACCACGGGCCTAGCTGTTTAGCTTTTAGTTTTTTCATGATCTTGTTCCTTGCGTAGTTGTTCTTCCAGAAACTTTATATGCTCTAAAACCCAGCTGGTGCTACCAAAAGCACACTTCTTCGCTGTCTCTAGTTGTTTCTCTATGGCGAATTTGTTTAGCTCATCATTGAACATGACCTTCACGTTTTCGAAGGTTAGTTCTGGTGATTCATTAAAAATCTTTTCAACTCGCTCAAGTAGCGCAACACGCTCATTAGCCTTTGCTAGTTGCTTTGTTAGTGAGTCAACAACATCACGCTGACTTACCGATGCTGTGTTTTTTACTGTTACACCGTTACCCATTTGATTGATCCTTGCTTAGTTGCTTGAATGTCCTTATGGCATCCTGAATTTCATATGGCTGCTCATACAGAGCTATAGCAAATCCTGAATCATCTCTTTTTGCAGCAAAATCAAATAAGACATCAATGCATTCTGCTTGTATCTTATCAATAGCTTTTTTGTGATTTATGTTGCTTTCGTACAAAGCATCTGCGCAATTTGCCAGTGCCTTTTCAAGGCCATCAACACGCTCATTAGCCTTTGCTAGTTGTTCGTGAAGCTTTTGATTTGCTCGATGTATTTCAGGCAAAGAAATTTCTTTCATTTGCTCAACGCAAATCAATTCCTGCAATCCTTGCGGGTTTTCTAGGCGTTCCGTTAATATCTCAATTTCCAGAGCGGCAGATTGGAACAAATCACCCAAGGCATTAGCACCTTGCTTTCTGTGGAGCCTAGCTTGTACGCGAAGCATGTCTTGTAATTCACTCACGCCACTCTCCCCATTTGTGCTTGACCTTGAATAGTGTCGATTAATGCCGATGCGCGACCTTTTGAAAGCCCTGTTTTCTGGCGCACCGTTTCAATACTTTCACCCGCTTCTAGTAGATTCTGAACACGTGCTACCACAGTGGCATGAATGCGTATTGGCTTGTTGTTTATTATGATTGTAGTCATGGGTTTCCCTTTAGCCCCCGAAGGGGTGTAATATTCTTTACCTTTTAGTAAGAAAAGTTACAGAGGTGGCCTAAGCCGCCTCTATCGCATAATTGTTTTTAGAACAGGAAACTCTTCACCTTGCTCAATAACTAGCTTCATGCCTTTATGCTTGTATTTGCCGTTATGAACGTTGTTTGCTTCTAGCGATTCTTTGGTCATGCGTTGAAGCCAAGAGTAAATTCCCTCATTCTCATTCTTGGTTTCATGCCATATCTTTCTAACCCGAATGGACGCGTTATCAATTGCATGGCCTGATAGCTCAACTTCTGGCATGGTATCGCCACGGCGTTCAAATTCTGCCTTGGCGATATCAGCTTGTGGTGCGTTTTCATTAACCATCCATTTAAAGTAACTTACCGGCAGGCGAGTGAACAACTCGCCCTTATGCTTGCCAAACTGAATGCGCTGGCCGTGAGTGTTAATTGCCATTTCTGATACCTCTTAGCTCAGACTCGATGTTCGTAATGTTCTGATTTATCGCCTGAAGGTTGTTGCAAAACGTATTCTCGTAACCCTCTTCTACGTTAAATTCACTTTCATAGTCGTTCACAACGTAGAAACGCACTCCTTTTTTGTCGATATGGACCGAAGTAATAATGTCTGCGTTAATAAAATGACCTTTGCCATATTCGATTAAAAACATCACGCCACCTTCTTCAAGTTGTTAGCCTTAACCGATTCAACGAACTGGCGTAGGTCATTTGCGTAAGTCTTGTTGGCTTCTTCAACTAGCTTGGCTAGCTGATCCATAGCGTTAAGCTCCATTACTGAGTATTGGCGCGTTGGTGCTTGTTCTTGTCGAACCACGCTAGGCGCTGGCTTCGTTTGCGGTTCTGGCTGAACTTCTTCTTTTGGCTCATTGGTGGTTGCTTCCTGTGCTAACTGGTTTGTTGCTGCCATGTACTGCTTGTTGCTTTCTGACTCAGCATCAAAACGGGCTTTCTCTTCCGCATCACGCTTGGCTTGCTCTTCTGCTCGCGCTTTCGCTTCAGCTTCACGTTGCAGCTTCGCTTGCTCTTCTTGACGAATGCGTTCACGTTCTGCATCTTCTTTGGCTTTTTGTTCAGCCTGGTAAGTTGCAATGCGAGCCGTTACCAACGTCTTGAAATCCTCAGTTGCTTTGAAAGCAATTTGGGCCCAGTCGTTAAAGAGGAAATCGAACTCGCGGTTATCGGCAATAACAAGCATGTTGGCTTGTGCTACTTCAACGAACTCATTGATTTGAATTTTTGCTTTTGCGACTTCGGTGTCAGCCGCGTCTTGAAGTGACTCAATAGTGCGCTTGCCTTTCATGGCCGTGAAAGGGTCAAAGTCTATGTTGGGCAGTTTGGCGTTAACTTTTGCCATCGCCTCGTTAAGCGCCTTTGAAGCTTCTTGATTAGCCTTGTTAAGAATCTCTTCGCGCAATTCTTCTTTACGCGCTTTGATTTGCTTACCTTCAGCTAGTCGCGCTTGGCGAATCTGTTCAGAGATAAAGCGCATGTCTTTTACAAAGTTATCGATTGAATCAATCTCGCCCATAACGCGATCACATGCGTTTTTAATGTCCTTCTCTGCTTTGGTGAAAACCTTTTGACGCGCTTCTGCATCGGCAAAGTCTTGATCTGATTCAAGAGGCTTTTCAGATAGCGCCACAAGGTCAGTTGCTGCTTGCTTGTACGCTTCTAGGTTTGACTCTAGTGCTAAGCCATTCATTTTGTAGTTGATGGATGGCAGTTCGCGTACTGGACCAGAGGTAACGGTTTTCTCAACTTTTGCCTGGGGCTCATGGTTTTCTAAGTCAATGGCGAATTGCTTCCAGCCTTTAATAAGCGCTTCGCGTCTTTCAGGAACTGACACGTAATACATTGCTTGCCAGTTGTCTTTCGTGCCATCACTGGTAACGAAGTAGCACTTATCCGCACCAGACACTAATAGTTGCTGCTCTAACTGCCAATAGTAGTGAGGCTCTAGCACGTTATTAAGCACGTTCTCAGCAAGCGTTTTGTTGAAAAGCTTATGCTCAAAACACACATCATCAAACATGGTTAAACCGTCAAAGCTGGCAAGTAGCGATAAGCCTTCAACCTCTAGTGAGCCGGTAACAGGGAATAAATCTTCACCTACATCGGCGGCAGCAAGAGGGCGAGCCGCTTCTTCAGTTGCATGACCTTTATCAAAAAGCTTTTGTAGATACTCGTCTACAATCGTGGTCCAGCCTTTCTTTGCATCTAGCAATTGGTTGCGACTAATGTTTTTGTGATCACCCATCATCATTGGGGCTTCTGATGCGGTGAAAAAATCTTTACGAAGTTTTAGCCAAGCTTCGCTTCCTTGGGTAACGTTAATATGCTTCATGGTTACGCTTCCTCTGCTACGTCTACAATGGTTTCAATCTGCTCACGGACTTTTGAAGGAACTTCATAAGATGCCGATAGCTTGGTAATAATCGCTTCAGGCGTGATTTTCCCTGCGCTTACTGCGTTAGCCCACTTGTTGGCTTCGCCGTTAAACATTTCCTGCGTGTAAACAGGCTTTTCGTTTATCACTGGCGCTTCATTGATAGGCTTTTCTTCACGAGTATTTGAAAAGGTGTAGCCCTCATGGTCATGCTTTAGCATTTCCATAATCTCACTACTGTTAGGTAGTCGGCGTGATAGACGGTGCAATACAGATTTACATGCCATGCGCTCATACCAGTCTTTCCATGGCCCTTTGTCGGGGTTCTTTGAAGACATGCGAACCTTTTCAACCTCGTCTTTTGACATAGGTTCAACAATCAACTCGCCCGACTTGGTTTTAGCCATAGCAAAAACAAGTTTAAAACTGCCGCGGTCGCCATGTAGGTTAGGTCTGAATTGAACGTGTTCACCGTCTTCATCAATCCAGTAATCAAATTGGTCGTTCTCGTAAACTGCGCGTGCCGTAATTGTGGATATTTCACCAGACTGGCGAGCGCGTTTTAGAACACCATCGACCATAGGCATATACTGAGCTTTCTTTACCCAGTTGTTTCCGCTCTTGGTGTTAAATATAACCATGGCTGCTTCGCGGTTATCAGGTACAAGACCGTCTTGCGCACAGCGGCTTAAAGAAGTCATTAGGCTTTGAGGGTCGCAAGCTAGTAATTCCATGTTGTTTTCAACCGCTATCATTGCGGCACGCTGGAAGCGCTCTAATGGTAAGTGTGCTGGCAAACTGGCTTTCAAACGCGAACCTTCTTTTTGCAGGTCGCGGCGAAACATTTCAATTGGCGCTAGTTGTTGGTTATCCATGATTGCTTACTCCTTTGATATTTTTAACTAAACCGATTACTTTCACTTTCCAACCGTTAGGACGGTTAACAACCATTGCGTGAAGCCCCAATGCTTTCCACATACGCTTTTCTGCAAGCGCCTTGTGATACTCTTTGTAAGTAACGAAAATCACGCTGCGTCCTCTATAGGTTTGCCATCCTTGGCAGACGATGTAACTGTTTCAGTTGCTGGAAAAGGGTTGATTACATCAATAGGCACATCGACGTTGTTAGCCATTTCAAAAAACGCGTCTACGGCATCAGAATCGATGTTTAGCGTTGTGCCAGGTACACCTTCACGACATAGCGTTACATCGGTGTCACGTGAATTGGTGATAGTTTCTAGGCGAGTAAAATGCTCACTGCCATTTACGCCACTATCACGCCATTGAAGGCAAAATAAGCCTTTAGTGTTTGTGGTTCGGATTTCCATCGTTTATCATCCTCGTTGCTATGGCTGCTCTGTCTGTCCAAAACTTCGCAGCCGTGGTTTGTGCCCCTTCGGGGGCGCGGTTTACTTCTTAAAATCGATACTCTTTATTGCTTCTACCGTTGAGATAACAGCGATAAAGAAGAGTGACACTAGTGCTATCGAAATTAGCGTGAATATCGTGTTCATTCTTCGTCACGCTCGCCTTGGCCAGTGCGAATGAAAGCGCCAACTAAGAACGCAAAAGCGCCCATCAAAACAAACAATCCAATTGCTAATAAAAACGTGTTCATGCTGCTTCCTTCATTTCAGTGTTGTGACCGCTTGTGTAGTGCTTAATGACTATTTCAAGCATTGAGTTGGTGCCTAGTTTTTGACTGATAACTCTCAGGTGAAAGCGAACAGTGTGTTCAGATAAGAAAATCTTTGCTGCAATCTGCTTGCGACTTACACCAGTAATAAGTTGGTCGTAAACGCGGCGTTCAGCTTTAGAAAGCAATTCAGCGCCTGGCATTCCGTTCTCATTCGCGTGACCCATGCCAATGTAGTGCTTTGCCAC